AGCGACCAGGGAGGCAGCGACCGCCGCCAATGTTGCTGCATCCGTGGCCCAGATTGCGGCAAACAAATTGGAAACAGCATCGTGGGCAGAGTTGGCCGCAGCCATGACATTTGCCGCCCACGCTTACATACCATTTGCAGGAACGGCCATTGCCGCCGGAATGATTGCAACTCAGCAGGCGTTGATATTGGCCGCAGGTATTCCGAAGTACGAAAAGGGTGCTTTGGCATTTGGCCCCACGTTAGGCATATTCGGTGAGTACGCAGGTGCAAGCCACAACCCCGAAGTCGTGGCCCCGTTAGACAAATTGCGCTCCATGATTGAGCCATCCGAGGGAGGCATAAGTGGTGACGTGCGATTTGTCATTGATGGTGACAAGTTAGTTGGCATTTTGAAAAGAAGAAACAACCAATCCAAGCGAAGTTAAGCAATGAGCAAGCAGTTACGATACAGAGGTGAGTTTGTCAGCCGCGCAGGTGTTGTGTGGCGTGTTGACATCATGCAGGATGCCGACCAGCCATTTGACAGCATCGGTGTGCTGACATTCGAGGCTGAGGAAACATTGCTCATGGAATGGGAAGAGAAAAGCAAAGAGGAAGTATTGCAGGGCTGCATGGCCACACTCAAAGTGGAAAGCCCCGGCGATAGAACCTATGAAGATTTATACACAATCGAGGTTGGCCGCATCCGCATGGACGTGTACCGTAACAACGTGCTTTATTGGTGTGGTACGCTGGACGCAGAGTTTTACGAAGAGCCGTATGAGAAAGCCGCCAAGTACCCCGTGAGCCTCAAATTTTCCGATTTCGGCGTATTGGGCAGATTGAAGTATGATTTGGCAGGTATGCGCACCCTCAAAGAGATTGTGACCTATTGCCTACAACGTGCAGGGCTGACAGCCGACATTGACGAAAGTCTGATAAGCACCTGCATATCGGGCAGCACCCCCATGAGCCTAAAGGATTTGAAAGTGCGCAGTGATAATTTCTATGATGAGGATGGTGAGGCCAGCACCCTGCAAGAGGTGTTGGAGGGCATTTTGCAGCCATTGGGATTGCGTATGATACAAAGGTGTGGCAAGGTGTATGTGTACGACCTCAACGGACTTTACACCAAGGGCCAGGTAAAGCCCATGCAATGGGATGGTGACAGCCAGACAATGGGTGTTGATGTGGTTTTCAACAATGCCAAAATTACATGGTCAACGTATGCCCAAAGCGGCAATCTGGCCCCCGATGAGTGTTGGACGGAAGAGACAACCCCGAATGTGTCAAACCTCAACAACCTCAATCCTGCAAACTACAAGGGCAGTGATTATTTCACATACTATTTCCAGAACGATTTGGAGGGATGGGCAGATGCTACCGATAAGGGATTTACCATTTTCCTCAATACCAAGGGTAAGAACGCCACACTTTCCGACTATTTCACAACGGCAAGGTTTTTCAAGATTGTGCCGCAGTACGACGGGCAGGAATGTGAGGGCATTGCGCTCATGTACCCAGCCGTGCAGGGGTATAAGGTTAGTTATGGCGGTGGTTATCACGCTGAGATACGCCACGCCCGTATGGGTATCAACCCGGCATATATGCAGGGCACGTTGAATGATATTGACAAATACATCTTCAAAAGCGCATCCGTATGGATTCCGCCCGTGGATGATGCAAGCGATTTGATTTTGCGCATAAGGCTTGACATGATGGTTGACCCGCGTTTCAATCCCTTTGAGCAGGCTGAGAATTTCATGAAATGGGTAGAGCAGAAAGATTGGCAAGACCAATGGAACGCCGGAGGCAATTTTCTGTATATCCCTGTTACGGTCAAATTCAAGCCGTCTGGAAGTGATACGGTGTATTGTTGGGATAACCGTGCCATTGTCGCTACTGATATAAGATATGGTGTCGGCACGATCAATCAGTCATTGGGCGAATGGAAAACTTACACGGGCAACGACGATAAGCCCAATGTTTGGGGCTATCTTTGCTATTACGACCCCAACGACCGGGAAGAGAAAAGCGGTGTGGCCAATGGATGGGCAACAAACCGCCAAGCCATCAACCCACACAGGAATAAGATTGCATCAGTGCTGAAAAACAGCGAGGCAGGGCAGTATATCCCATACCCCAACTTTGGCGGAGCAGGTGGTGATTTATGGTTGGAAGTCAGAGGCGACGGATGGCAGATAAGCGATGGCGGCGTTAATCTGAGCAAAGACAAGATAATTGACACATACGGGCTGTTTTATGGCGATGATATGCGAAGCCCTAAGTGTAATTGGATTTTGGCGAAATTGCCTGAGATTGAGGTGATGAATAATGCGCAGTTTGACGCGCCCATCAACACGGATGATGTGGAGTACAAAGCCACCATCAATGAGAGTGCCAAAGAGAGTTTGGAGTTAGACACCATTTGCGGCAGCAGCTCCAAGGGAGTGCCGACCGCCAGAGGCGCATATTTCAATGCCGACACGGGCAAACAGATTACGCAACTGACAAGGGCAGGGCGCACAACTCAAATCGAAGAGTTATTGATTGGTACGTTGTACAGTCAATTTGCCGACCGCCGTACAAAGTTGGAGGGCGAGGCCAAGATTGCCGCCGATGGTGTTGTGCCATATACTGAGCAGAACCAAGAGGGCAAGGTGTTTGTGCTGACAGCCGACACCCAAAACGCGATTGAAGATACCAGCCAAGCCGTGATTGTTGAATTGCGGCCAGACGAATATAAAAAGGAGGGCGAGAAATGAGTGCCAAAGTCTATAAATCGGAAGCCAACGAAAGAACCGCCAAGCCCAGAGCCAAGCGATTGAGAGAGTTGGGAGGTATTGCCGCAGGTGGTGGCAGTACCGTTGTCAACGTGAATGGCGGTGGCACAATCCCATCAGGCGACGGCCACACTCATGCCAATAAAACCGCGCTCGACCAGATAAGTACCGACAGCCAAGGTTATGAGTATCTGACCCGATTAGTTGAGGTGGAAGTGGAAACGACCGACCCAGAGACGGGCGAAACGACCAAAACCAAAGAATGGCAATCCAAAACGGAAAAGGTCAAAGCCGGATATGCCGACGTTGCCCACGACCTCACACCCGACAGCCCCGTGCGTCAACAATTCCTGAGCCGTATTGCAGACGATGTGGCGCAGGGCAAAATTACCTTTGAGCAGGGATTGATTGCCGTTGGTATGGCCATATTCCAAGATGGTGCAGAGTTTGGTGAGTTCGTCAAATCTTTATATGCTGGCAAGGGCGCAGGTATTGACAAAGACGGCAATGCAGAGTTTGAGAGCGTGAGGGTACGCACATACTTTGAGGCCGTTGAGTTAATCATCAACCGACTGTCAGCCATCGAGGGCGACCAATTGTTGACTGAGGCCGACACAATCGAGAGAGTTGTGGATTTGGGCGACAATTGTTATGGCCTATATTTGCACCCCAAATGGGAGGGATATTTTACCGCCCAAGCCGTCGGCAATGTGCTGAAAGGCATTATCAATAATTTGGGTGCAGTGGCATTGGGCATGACGGGTCAGGGAAACGCCGCCATATACACCTCATGGATGAGGGTAAACAGCGTAAACCCCACGCTCAATTACATTGAGGTGACGATGTACCCCGACGATGAGACCCCAGCCGGAAAGAACTTTTTGCCGTGCGAGTTGATGAAGATTGCCCGATGGGGCAACCAAACCGATAAGACACGCCAAAGCTGCCTTTATCTGTCAAGCACGGAGGGGCGCATTGTGCATTTGAATGGTGTGACAAAGCCCATCATTGACCAATCCAACTATGCAGCCACCTTTGGCACGATACCAGAGTTTGTTAAGCACATGACCGACCGCGATGGAAACCCGTTACCATTGCGCGACAATCTGGATTACGTTTACATCGGTGGCCTCATCGTGCAGGACGTGATAAGGGTTGATTTCCAAGGCAAGCCGATTGTTACATACATCGATCGTGGCCAATGGTATGCAGCCGCCAATTATTATTGCGAGGCCAAGAACCCCACGACGGGCGTATGGGAAACAAGCGATGTGTGGTACATGGGTTGCAAATATCGGTGTTGCAAGAATCTGACAAAGACCGCCCCAGCATGGAACAATACCGATTGGGCAATGGTTGAGGGCAACCCCGATTTCACGGTTGAGTTTGCCGATACTGATTACCTTTTCGACCCCGACCGATTTGCCGTGACATTGACCATCATTGCCAAACTCCACAACATTGACGTGACCGCTGACATTCTGGATGCCGATGTGATATGGACGCGATACAGCGAAGATGATAAAGGCGTTGAGCGAGTGGCCAGCGATAACGCATGGGCATTGAAACGGGCAGGTGCAGGAAAATCCATCAATCTGACAGCCGCCGACGTGGATTTCAACGGGTATGTGCCAAAGGTATTGAGATACACGGCCACGGTGACATTGCGCGACGGCATGGGTGAGCCAGCGGCCACGGAGAGCGTTAGTTTTGAGTTTTAACATATAAGCAGCTGAATATATGAAAACAAGAAGATTTGATTTTAACTTTAAGCCGTTGCAGGTTAGCCGCACGATTGCGGTTGATGGCAGCGTACCGGCCCGACAGACGTATGATGCCGAATCGGGATTGTTTACGCCTGATTACACCCTCACGCCTCTCATTATCCAACCGCGAATCGGGCGCATGGATAAGGACGAGATTTTGACATCGGGCAGCATTAACCATCTTTTGGCCAATGTGCGTTGGTATGAGATTATTGATGGTACTAAGACCCTCATTGAGACTACCAATGCCGATTATGAGATTACGGCAAGCGGAAACGATGCCGGACGTATTAAGGTAAAAAAGAACGCAGAGCCTCAGCACCCGATTACGCTGGAGTTTTATGCCGAGTACACCGACAGCCGTACAGGGCAGTTGTACGTCATTCAAGACACATTCCCCATCATGTGCAGGAACTCCACGGCATTGCCTGAGTTGTTTTTGGATGCCGCCGACCAAACCATTTATGACCCCCTCATTGACGTGGCCGACCAGACCGTGACCGCCAGCCTTAAATTAGGCACAAAGGAGTGTGCAGTGGCCAACCGCCTTTTCGTGTGGGAACTGTTACGCGACGATGGCACATGGTCAGTGGTAGGCACAGAGCCAGCATTGGATTATTGCATTGACGTGGCCGCCGACGGCCTCAGTGCTGTTGTGCATCGTGACCTCATGGGCGCATCATTGGCGTTGCGTTGCAGGGCGAAATATGACCCAGAGGGCAACCCGGCAACCATTACGCTCAACGATGGAAGCCCCTGCAAAGTGGTGGAGTTTGTGCGTCGAATCCACAAGTATGATTTTGACATCGTAGATTGCCCCGTGAATATCCCCAGCGGAATGTTGGCTATTGCCCCACGCGCATCTATTTATGACACTCACGGAGAGATTGCCAACCCCGAAAGGGAGTTGTTGGTGCTTTGGTATGTGGCGACAAACAAGGCCAGCGGTGCATTGTCGTATAGCCTCATTGCCCACGGCCAAGAGCCGGATATGTTACCCACGTCAGCCATGAACGCCCAATTTGGTGCAGTGTATGGCATTGACGTTAAGGACATCGGCCCCGTGGCAGCATGGGAAGATGGCGACGGCAAGTTGTTTGAAGATGGCGACGGAAACATCATTTTAATTCACTAATAAAAATATCAAGATTATGGCACGTTACATTAAAGCAAATCCGAAAGTTGCAGCTTATTTGCATCTGGAAAATGACCGTCTGAAACTGAAAGATGGCAATTACATTCTTTGGCAGGGCGACATGACTGCATTTGGCCCATTGCCCATGCTCAACGAGACATTAACGCAGATTGGCGGCATTGCCCTCATGCCCCATGAGGCCAAGCAAGAGCAGGATGGCGCGTACAACCGACCTTTGCCCGTGGCCACCGATGAGCGTTTCATCATGGATGAGGCCAAGGCAGACCCCGAACCCCAGACTGACGATGAGGCAGAAGCCGTGACCGATGAAAACGGAGAGGGCCAGGCCCCAGCAGCCGCCAGCACCGAAGAGCCGACAGACGATGAGGGTGATGGTGATACCGACGAAGAGCCAGCCGAAGCGGAAGCCGAGGCCGAGAGCGAGAGCGAGAGTGAGACAACCGAATCTGATAACTCCGAAACAGAATAAGCCATGAGCAGTGCATCAACAACCAGAACCATCAAATTTGTGTCTAAGGCTGGAACGTATGCCGCCGTTATCATGTGTCCTGATGGTGACATATACCAGGAATGGGAGGGCAGCACCAGCCAAGTAACGGGTATCTACCCCAATTTTGAGGTAACGAAACCTAAACTCTATTTCGTATGTACGTCGAGCCGTGTAGCCGAGGGTGTTGCAACGCCCGATGCCATCAATTTCTATTTCAACGGCACACTCATTCAGTGGAATGGCGATACCAGCACGGGAACATTTGCAGGGCTGTTTAAGAAGATTGCCCCGGCAGGTGACAACCTTTATTATGGTATTCAGATTGTCAAGAACATTGCACAGGCCGCAGGGTTTGCGCCAGCCGTCATTAAGATGGTGGCCACCGTGTCATACGGCACTCAGACTGACCAAATCGAAGCATCGTACAATATTCCCATCCAACAGGCCACGGGCAACGGAATCCGCGTGACGATCGTAAGCCCCGACGGAAAGAACTTTGTCATTAACGACAAGGGGAGCAACTGTCAGTTAAAGGCAATGGCCTATCAGAAAGGCACGGAACTCACAGCCAATCTGTCATACGTGTGGGAGCAGATGCAGGCCAGCGGATGGGTAGTGTTGACGGGTAAGACAACCCAAACCATTACCGTGCAAGACACCGACATCAACAGTTACGGTGAATTTCGCGTTACCGTCAACCGTGGAAGCGGAACGAGTGCGGAGGAATTGGGCAAGGACATTCAAGGCGTTATGGATGCCAGCGACCCATTGCAGGTTGACCCACACCCCAGCCCCGAAGATGAGGCCATCACAGAGGACACCAGCGGCAACGGCACTGTCACGTACACGCCCGTTGTGGTCAAGCGAGGAACAAGCACCAAGGCGTTAGACACCACGTTTTATTTCGTGGTCAAGGATGCCGTGGGCAATTACCTCAACCCCGGCAGCATGGGAACGGCCAAAGCCACAGAGACCGTGACCAGGGCGCAGTGTATTCAAGCAGGTGGCGACGTATCAATTACAATCACATCAAAGGACTAAGTTATGCCATCCGTTACCAGAATCGTTAAGTTTATCCGCAAGGGTGAGAAAGGCGACAATGGCCGCAGTGTGTTGGGCGTTGATGTTGAGTATGCACAAAGCACCTCAAACACCACCGCCCCCACAAGCGGATGGAGTACCGATGCCCCTGCATGGATTGATGGGCAATACATCTGGAGCAGAACACGCATTGACTATTCCGATGGCGACCCCGAATATACCAACCCCGTTTGCATAACGGGAGGCAAGGGAAGCACGGGCAATGGCGTTGTGAATATCACAGAAGAGTATTACCGAAGCACAAGCGCGTACAGCCTCAGTGGTGGCAGTTGGTCAACGTCACGCTGGACGTGGATTAGCGGTTATTATATCTGGACGCGCTCACACATCTTTTTGACTGACCGCGATTATTACACCGCCGCTGTTTGCGTGACGGGTGCAAAGGGCACAAATGGCACTACTTATTACACATGGATTAAGTACGCTGACAGTTTAGGCAGCAATGGTTACCCATCCACGATGTATGACACACCGAACACCAACACGCGATATATTGGTTTGGCCCACAACAAAACCACCTCAACTGAGGGAACAGACCCGACAGCATACACATGGGCAAAGATAAAAGGTGAAGATGGTGCAGACGGCGCAGATGGTACGTCTTTCACGGCCAAAGGTCAAGCCGAGCAACATTTTTATTCATATCAGGAAATGACATCGGCCATTACGACATCGGACAAATATAAAAAGTATTTGTTTGATGGCGGCAGCGAAAGCCAAGCAGGCATTGGAATACTGTATGCAACGAGTTGGACAACATACACACCTAATAATGGCGATGCCTACACAACCAGTGACAAGCATTTGTGGGTTAAGGATGGCGGTTATTGGATTGATTTAGGCGAAATCCAAGGCCCCAAGGGCGACAAAGGAGATAAGGGCGACAAAGGAGATAAGGGCGACCGTGGCAGCGTCGGCCCCTCACTCAGAGGCCCCCAGAATTGGGCAGATGTGGCCGTCGGTTATCAATTTTATGCAGGTGGCCAGAATGACCCGTACAAAGATGTTGTTATCTGGAATGGCAACTATTACTCATGCGTGAAGAGCCACACAAAGACCGCCGACAACAACCCCCTGAGCGATGCCGACAACACAAACCACTATTGGCAGACCACGGACAAAGTGGAGATTGTGGCCACGCAGATATTGTTGGCCACGTATGCCGTCATTAAGAATTTGGGTGTTGAGGCAATCGAAATGAAAGATGCCAGCGGCAACACCATATTTCTTGCAAAGGACGGTGTTGTGACGTGCAAAACGGGTACATTTAACAACATCAATGTACAGAGCGGCAAGATTGCAGGATTTAATATCAGTGGCGATGGCCTGTCAAACGAGCCATTTACAAATGATGCCTATATCATTTTTAGGAATGACAGCAAAAAGGCATTTGCAGGAATAGGCGGCAATGTACTCCCAACCTCATCTGGATTGAGAGCCGTGGCACGGTTTGAGAATGAGGACACAAGCGATCAATGGGGAATCGGTGCTAATTATGCCCTCATACTGTCTGCAAAGAACGCCGCCAGAAACTATGCTTTCAAGGGCAGCGGCAATGGTATTCTGGACGGGTACATTGCAGGTTTCTCATTCCATAAGTACACCATTGCAGCGGCCAACGTGATTTATGAGGGCGATATGGTTATGAATCTAAAGAAATCAAATCAATTCATCGTGCATTGCGAGTATGGCAATTCGGGTGTCTGTCTGCCTAAGTTAAACGCAGTATGCGAGGCGTTGGGCATAAGCAGCGGCACAAACTTTTGCCTCAAAATCACCATCATTTCCGATTTGAGTAACACACAAAGTTGGGTTGTGCAAGGGCGAAACAAGAAAAAGAGCAGTTCAGGCGCATACCCGTGGAACACTGAGCAATTGCCATTGCTGACACATTGGGATGGCTCAAATTGGGATGATTGCGCGATGGGTAGCGGTGACAGCCTGCAAATCATGTTGGTGTATGACAGCAGCCGAACCCAGACAATTAACGGATATACTACCAAGTACACAGCGAGAATTATTAACAGACAAAATTAAGTTTAACATTAAAAATTGCAATTATGGCAAAACAGACAAAGAAACTGACAGCCCAAACAACTGTTACGACTGTCACCACGGCACAGAAATTCCCAATGACTGATGCCAACGGCAATGTAACACTGATTACATTGGCCAATCTGAAAACCGCTTTAATGGGTGGCCTCAACCTCAATTCGCTGGAGGATGGCGTGTTTATCATGACCCATCGTAAGCAAGACGATTACCCCGTCATGTTCAAACCCCACAAATGGACGGCGCAGCAGAACGCCGGAGAGGTGGCCGACGGTGTTGTGGTAGTCGAGGGTGGCCATGTGTTAGTCGTGGCCCCGACGGAAAGCGCAGCCAAACTTCATTGGGGCAGTGCCAACGTGGCAGGTGGCGGTGTGACTACCACCAACCGCGAAACCGCTTACAGCGATTTTGCAGGTAAGGCGAACACGGCCAGCCAAATCACCCATACCGAAATGAGTGGTGAGGGTTATGCCCCCGGCTTCTGCCACGCTTACAGCCGCGTGAACGCCAACGGCAAAGGTTTGACCGCTGGCAAATGGTGGTTGCCATCGTTGGGCGAAATGATGATGATTTACGCCAACATGACAAAAATCAATTATGCTTTGTCGCTCATCGAGGGTGCAACGCAGTTGGTGGAAGATGCCTATTGGACTTCGACCGAGTACAGCGCGACCAACGCATGGTATCTGTACCTCAACAGCGGCTACATGCTCTACAGCACTAAGGCCACGCGCACGCTTCGAGTGCGCCCCGTCTCAGCATTTATTTCTTAATCTTCAAACTTTAATCTTTAACCTTTGCACCCGTCGCAAGACGGGTGCATTAAACAAAAGCAAGAAAGCAAATGGGTAATCAATTGAAATTGGTATCGAACACGCGCATCTATCTGGACGCACGGGCATTGCTGGATGAGATATTGGATATTATGCCGAATTTCCCACGCGCCTATAAATTCAGTGTGGGTGCAAAGATGCAGGATTTGGGCATTGGCCTCATTGAGGACATTGCGGCAGCTTACATGGATAAGCCCAACAGATTGCACCACCTCATCGTGTTTCAGACCAAATTTGAAACATTGAAAACCCTAATGCGTATTGCAGGAGAAAGGCAATGGATTAAAGGCATGGGGCGGCACGCACATATCATTGAACTTTATACAAAGGAACATGGAGACAGTTAGCGTTATTGAGATTGTTGCAACCATTGTCGGAACAATGGGAGGATGGGAGGCCATCAAGTACCTTTTGAACCGAAAGACCAACAAGCGAAAAGAAGAGGCCGAGGCCGATGGTGTGGAATTTGGAGTTTTGCGCGACAGCATGGAGTTTTTGCAAAACCAACTCAAAGAGAAAGAGGAAAGGTTTGTCAACCAGACAGACCGATTGCGTAAGTTGCAAGATGATTATTTTGAGTTGCTGAAAGAGAAACAAAGTATTGAATTGGAATTGCAGCGTTTTCGATGTGTGCGCCCTAAGTGCGCCCAGAGAGAACCACAAAACGGATATTAAAAACTGAAAGTATGGCAAGAG